CTCGTCAACCTTTTGTCCTGTTCCGGTACCCGGATCTCTAACTGTCCCCATTTTCGATGTCCTCTTCTGTGAATACTTCGTTAGTTGCACACTCTTGATGCAACACTAATATTTCAAGTTTCTCTAAAATTTTTTCGTTTGTTTCTCGAATATTGTCAAACGCAATTACCAATCGGTTAATCAACTCGCCGCCAACTTCAACACGAGCGTCAGCGTCAAGCGGGTACTGAATATTTACATTCTTCTCGTACCCAAATTGCGGCGTTCCTAATTTCTTAGGATTGATTTTTGGTGTACCCATGCGTTACCTATTGGCTAAATGATTTACCCGGTTCGGCTCTACCGGCAGGTTCAACCGCAGGTTTAAGCGCCACGGTGCCCGACAATTGTTTTTGCACATCAAGTTTCATCAACGTGTCTGTTAATTTACCTTTCAGTTCTTCAATTTGTCGCTTATCCATACCTTGTTGCTTAGCGCCTTCAAGTGTAGCGTCAATCTCTTGGTGCATCGCTTCGACCATCAACTTAATTTCACGGTCAAGGTCGTTTTGACCGGCCTCGTGTTGGTGCTTAGCATCCAGCAATGCGTGTTTACTTTGCTCTTTCATTTGTTCACTTTGAGCACGTAAATTAGCAACTTCAAGCGACGTGTCTTTTTCTTCAGGTGGTTGCGATAACTGTTTAACCAACTGTTGCCATTCTTCGTCGTCGTACTCGAAATCTTTTGGCACAAATCGTTTTGATTTTAAGAATTGAAGAACGGTTTTCTTCGGGTCTATACCGTAAACAGGATTTTGAGAAAACTCCAACAATTGTGGCATTTCTTGGTTCTGAATATCACGCTCAAGTAGGGCGGTAGAACCACGCGCATCAATGAGATAATCGCCTTTCAATTTGTCGTCTTCAGTGTTGGTCAACAACCATTTGTAATAGCGGCGAATGTGAGGCTCAGTGATTTTGTCATCGAACAATCTGGCCAGTCTGCGCAAAACAGAGTTGGCGTTATTGTCGAGCATCGTCATACCACCGACGGTATGCGTAGCCGCACCTTGCTGACCTTGCAACAACATTGGTAAGCCGGTAGTGTTTTCCGCGACACTCATACCGTGTTCAACAATCGCCAACAAATCATTCACCAACATTGGAACGGTGACAACGCCAATTGCTTTCGTTGCGTCGGTTATATCTGAATCTTCCGCAATGTAGAAGACTTTACGCGGCCCAATACCCGCCACTTTATCAGCGGGGGTGACTACACCTTGCTTGAAAATAATCATTGGTCCCGCCGCTAAACCGGCGTTGTCCATTAGGTTACGGGTGGCTCCAGTTACAATCTTTTGCGCCGGTCTAATCTGTCTGGAAATACCAATACCCGCCCAATGGCCCGCTTGTCGCCGCCACGGCATAACATCGTAAGGGTAATCGCCGGTTACTAATGGGTTCATCGACGCACGTATTACATGGTCATTGACCATTGTAATCATCACGTTTAAATGTGGATCTTTTTCGTCTTCGCAATCACAGCCACCAGCAATCATGTCGTCTTTTTCAGCGGTGCCGTGGTAATACCAAATCTCGAACTTATTCATGTAGTTTGGATCGGCCACGGGGTCGGGGTTCTTCTTGGTGTTCGCTGACGCTATTTGCGGCCCCTCTTCCAAGCATTTGAGGATTTGAATTTCGTTATAGCCTTGTACGGCCATCAAGTCGCGCAATTGCTTTTTAGTGACGTAATCACGCTCCCAAATATAAGAGCCGTTGTGAATATTGTCGCCGCATCCGCCATCGGGAAACAGGTTCCAAGGGTCAACGGATTTAGAGCCGGGGTTGGTGGTCACGTCGAGAATCATTTTGCCCGGTTCGCCGTCTTCACCGGGAATCCATCGCGGTTGCGATCTGGCAAACGGTACTGGCCCTTTCAAAACACCAACACCAATACGTGACGCATTTTCAATAACAGTCCTGACTTCTGCGTGCCATTGGCACTCATTATGCCAATCTTCGATTTGCGTTTGAGCGGCATTTGCTTTATCAATTGCTGCCTTTATTTCCATCTTAGCTGCTTTTACATCACCGCTGGTGGGTCGGCCAGCCGCCAATGGAAAAACATTCGGGAGATCCGAAGATTGGAGACTGGCCGTTTCGTCACGTACATCCAGCTTAGACATTTTTAATGTCTCAGGGATTGGTGTCGGTTTGAGTGACCATGACCGGTCATCAGTAGGAAGTAGCATATCGGCAATTCGCGCCGCTGCGGAATCAACAAATTGTGCTGTGATATTGGGGAATATGGTGGAGCGGTTCTTTTTCTTACGTTTCCGGGCGGAGATATTACCTTGGCCAACAGGTTTTTGACGCCAAGCCGATCTCGTTTCTGACCGGTTTACTTCGTCAATACCTTCGTAATACTCTTCGTCTTCAAGCCAAATATGCTCAATACCTGACGCCAATCGTGATGCAATGGCTTCTGATCGGGTTTTGGCTAATGATTCACCGAACGAGTCTAGCTTGGCCAACAACTGGTCGGTTTCACTATCTTCCATCGGCTTATCGTCATTGGTTTTAGGTTCATCGATCACGTCTTCATCAATGAATTGGCCGGTTTCATCAGGCATAGGGATTTCTCAGGAGTATAAACTACTCCTTATAGCACAAATATATCAATTAGCCTATAAATGCCGCTATACTATTGGCGTCAATTATGGCATGGCTGAAAAATAAGGTTGAACAATGAGTGATCGAATAGAACCCGATAAGATAGAAGAAGTGATCGTTTCAGAGGCATACCATGTATTCCCAGGCACCACGTTTACAGCGTGTTTATTGACGCTCGAAAATGGCTACAACGTAATTGGTGAAAGCGCGTGCGTCGAGGCTATGAATTTTAATGCTAAAACTGGGCGAGAAATCGCTAGAAAAAATGCAACCAATAAGATTTGGTCGTTGGAAGGGTATTTGTTGCGGCAAAAGCGGTATGACGACGCCTGTAATTAAACAAATTGATCAAAATCAAGGCATTGGGTCGTCCCATTCATCATATTCCAGTGTGGCGAATCGTTTCACTTTCGGCGCCTTAATGCTCATAGCGATAACAAGGGCGTCCGCCAAGTTGGGTGAGTCAACGCCGCGCTTTTTCATATCTTTCTTCGCTTCGACCTTAATCTTACCGTTATTGGTAAAAAGACGCTTAGGTCGGGACAATTCCGCTTGTAATTCGTGCAATCCCTCACAAGATGACGATAAACTGATCAATTCGTCAGGGTGAATGTCAACAACATGGCCTTTTGTGGCCCTTGTTACGGCAATATAGGTCGATTCAAAGCGATTTCTAAGCCAAGTCCACGATTGGGCGCGGAAATTCAGGTAAGTGTCGGCATTATTCCGTAGTTTATCTTCCAAAGTACCCGCTTTGAAGCTGGCTTTTGCTTTTTTCACTTGATGAATCGGCTTTTCAGGGTCAGCTACGCCCGCGCTACCGTAATATGGTATAATTTTCATACGATCAACCGACAATGTTGTCAATTGCATCTTCATTGTCGGTGCGCCCATACCATCGGCATCGAATCCAAACATATCAGCCCTAAAATTGTCAGCGGCATTGAACGCCCACGGTATCGCCTGCGTTATGTCGCCTGAAATCAGTTGTTTGCATTCTTCAACAACCGAGCCATGCCGATTGCACACCGATTTGGCGTCACCAACGTCAGCCGGGTCAAAACCGGTCGTTCTAAGCCCTTCACCGACAAATCCCAGCCGTAAATGCGCGTCAATTGCTGCCGAAACCCACTTGGCCGGTATGAAAGTGTCTTCTTGCGAAGCGTTGTAGTCTCGGTCAATCTCTTGTGCCACTGTCACTTCGTCTTGCTCTTCGCATTGTAGGTCATACCAGTCTTGGTCTTTTCGAGGATCATCGCGCCAATCAAAAACAAAGATTCTATCTGTATTGTTGAACCGTTGGCGCTTCTTGTAAAAGGCGTTACCGTTGCCGTTTGGCGTGGAAATATCGATCTGGCAGTTGGTGTTTTGAGACAAAGCTTTATCAACGACTTCTTGCCGGTCGATAAACGCGGCTTCGTCAACGAGATACATCGACTTACGACCACCACGACCGATGTTGTCGCCGCCCTCACCGGTAATAGAACCACCCTTTTCAGGGTTGGACAAACGCATGTAAGCTGAGTGTTCACGGGCGATGTAGCCAATTGGAAGGAATTGGTGTGGAATATTTTTATAGAAATGACGGATTTTCTCAAATATCGAATCTGGGTTGCCGATCTTATCGACCAGTTCTTCTTTACGTGATCCAAAACCCACTGAAAAGCCCTCGACAAACAAAAACATCGATACCGCGTACCCGACACTCAGCCATGTGACTCCGCAGTCACGCGACTTCTCAACAATGCCCCTTTCACCGGCACGCCAGCGTGCGTGAACCCATTTTAGGTATTCAACTTGCTTTGGCCATAGTACAAAGGGAATGGACGCTATAAGGCCACGTTCAACGTTACGCGGCTCAAACGTGAACCCCCAGTCACTTATGAAGTCCCAAGGATGCGTTTCGTAGTGGATTTTACAGGCTTGGAGGTATTTAGGATCGGACTCGATAAGCTCCAACCGGCGATTGCGGTCTTCGAAAATGTCTTTGTAATCGGGTTGTTGGTAATCGAGGCTCATTGTTTACCTTTGAATTTGGTTGCGGAGGTAGGAATCGAACCTACTGACCAACGGTTATGAGCCGTGGCAGCGCCTTGCGCCCCGCATTGAGAAGCGAGTCAGGTGAAAGCTCGTACACAAAAACCTAACTCACTAATGGCAGACAAATTGTCTTGAGGGGTATCGCGGCCTGCCAGCGCCCCTTTTACTTAGGCGTCGAAATCTTCGTCATCAAAATCGATTTCTTCGTCCTCGTCATCTACGGCAAAGTCAGCGAAATCACTTACTGCCGACGTTGAACCGTCAAGACGTTCACCCTCTTTGCGCAACATTAGGTTGTTCAAACCTACCGCAACACCAGGCAAACCGCCGTCTTTTGCTGGGAAGTAGTAGAAGTTAACCGAGACGTGGTAGTAGCAACCGCTGTAACACATTTCTTCTAAATCATCTACACCAGCGGGTTTACCGCGCCGGTTAACAACACCAGGTTGCTTGCCGCTGTTAGCGTTGAAGAACACCATACCTCGGTACTCGTC